AGATTTGGAAGAGGATGAACTAACGGCATTTAAAGAGGGAGATGAAGCCGAATATGATAAAATTAAAAAGAAAAAAGCGGCCCTCAAAGAACCGGACAAACCTAAATCCCCTGAGTCGGATAAAACTCCTCTTCCTGAATTTATAGAATGGAACAAAAAAGAAAAATGGTACGGAGCAGACAATGAAATGACAGAAGAGGCAAATATCATTGGACAAGGGCTTGCTCAACGGTATCCGAACAAAGCGACAACTGAAATATATGAAATGACGACTGACAGAATTAAAAAAATGTATCCCGGTAAATTTCAGAATCCGAGAAGGGATGATCCCGGAACGGTAGAAGGAAGTTCAAACGGAGATCCTGACCCCAAAGCTCAGTCGTTTAGTTCATTGCCTGCATCTGCAAAGGCGACCTATGGTAATTTGGTCAAGAAATTTGAATTAAAAGGCCGGAAATACACGAAAGAACAATATGCAATAGATTGGCATAATCAATAAAAAAAGGAATAATAAAATGGCAGACCACAAAGAAAAGTATGCACCCAGGAAAGTTCAGACAGCGAAGGAAAGACGTGAGAGGAACCCATTTGATGTGATGAGGCGGAAAATGGTTCTTGATAACAAGACCATGGATCTTATCAAGAAAGAAGGGCTTGTCCCTAGATGGGTTAATGACACTAATCATGGCAGTAATATAGCTATTTACATGAATAATGGCTATGATTTTATATCGCAGGACGGTTATATTATTGTTGGTGATAGTTTAAGCACACAAGACGCAAAAAGCAGGATCAAAGTTCTTGCTGGGACTGACAAAGACGGTTCCCCGATGTATGCTTATTTAATGGCAATAAAAGAGGAATTTTATAAGGAAGATCAAGAAAAAAAAGAGGTCAGGAATATGCTTGTTGACGATGCTATCAGAGGTGGTAATTTGCAAGATCATGGCGTCGATCCTAAGTCAGGTGGTATCCATGTTAAAAACATACAGTATTCACCGTAAGCAATTGATTAGACTTTATTATTAACAATATGACACTCCGAAACTGGAGTTAAGAGGTACATATTTTGGCAAACAAAACTGGAGGCTTTGGCCTCAGACCATTACGGCACTTAAGCGGTTCACCGTGGAACGGGGCAACAGTAAAATGTTATATCAGTTCCAGCTATGCTACGGCATTGTTTATAGGTGATCCTGTTCTTTTAAGCCCTACTTTGGCGGAAAAGGATTCTACTGCAAGATTCCCGACCATCAATAAATCAGCCGGAACTTCTGGAGTTATTGTTTTTGGAGTAATTGATAGTTTTGAAGAACTCCAAACTGATTTAAGTAAAAATTATAATCCGGCGTCTACTGAAAGGATTGCGAATGTTATTGTTGATCCAGACGTTGTTTATGCTATCCGGGGAGATGGAACGGCTTTAACTAAAGTCGCACCTGGTCAGAATGCTGTTATGATAGCAACTGGATCAGGAAGCACGGCAACCGGCTTGTCAGGCATGGAGCTTGACGAAGGCACTACTACCGCACCCAATACGACACAGGCGTTCACTCTTCATATTCTTGGAAGACAAAACATCGAAGACAATGAACTGCTTGCTGATGCTGTATGGGAAGTAATATTAAACACTAACGAAAATGCCACTGGTCGTAGACTAGGCATAACAGCATCATAAGGAGGTGATGTCATGACTATATCAACAGGATCACATCCTAAAGATTTATGGCCAGGTGTAAAAGCTCATTTTGGACATATATACGAAGAGCATCCAGAAGAGTTCAGCCAGATTTTTGACGCTGAATCCTCTGAAAAAGCGTATGAGGAACGAGTCCAGTACAGAGGATTAGGTCTTGCTCCTGTCAAAACACAAGGGGCTTCAATTTCATTTGAAGATGCTGAGCAAGGGTATACTCCAAGGATAACAAACATTACTTATGCCATTGGTGGGATTGTTACACGTGAAGCCATAGAGGACGGGCAGTATGAATCTATTGCAATGAGGATATCAAAACATATTGCTTTTTCTATTCGGCAGACTGAAGAGAATGTTGGTGCCAATATTCTCAACCGTGCTTTCAATTCCAGCTATTTAATGGCTGGCGGTGATGGAGTTGAACTTCTCAGCACAGCACACGTTGAGGCTGATGGAAACCAAAGTAACCACTTGACCGTGGCGGCTGATTTGAGTGAGGGTGCTCTTGAAGATATCCTTATCCAGGTTATGACAGCTACCGATTCAAAGGGTTTAAAAATAAGTCTTATTGGTCAAAAACTGATAGTTCCGCCTCAATTGACCTTTGAAGCATGCAGGATCCTTGATTCTTTACAGCAATCCGGTACGGCGAACAATGATATAAATGCTTTAAAGGCAAAAGGGATGTTACCAGGCGGTGTTATAGTTAATCATTATCTTACTGATACTGATGCATGGTTTGTTAAAACCAATTCCCCTGAGGGGCTTATTTGTCAAAATCGTAGACCTGTAGAGTTCGGAAAAGATAATGATTTTACGACCGAAAACGCTATGATGAAAGGTACCATCCGTAAAGGTTATGGATGGGCTGATTGGAGAGGCCTTTTCGGGTCTCCTGGAGCATAACTATTAAAACTTAATCTGGTGGGGTGTAAAAGCCCCATTACTCAAAAAGGAGTGGATTAAAATGGCAAAGTATAGATTGGGAAACGGAATACCATCCTGGAATGGTGTCCCAATGGTCGGAGGTTTTCCGGAGGGCTTAACGGATGTCTTTTTTGTTGATTATGGATCTGGCAGTGATGGAGTAAGCAAAAAAACAAACTCCACAGATCGTCCTTTTAAGACGATCGATAAGGCCATGGATATGGTTACTACCAACAAAAATGAGGGTATTGCCCTGATTGGTAACAGCACACATACTTTAACCGAAATGCTTTCAGTTTCAAAAAACCGGATGCATATTTTTGGGTATGATCCAGGTGGTAGGTATTACGGGCAGAATGCCAAAGTTTCGCTTGGAGTGACAACGGCTGCAACAGATATTGGGACAATTCAAAATACTGGGGTAAGAAATAGTTTTCGTAATATGAAGGTTATAAATGAGAATACGGTTGCTCAGGGTCTTTATTCATTTGTTGAGGCAGGGGAATACTCTGTTCTTGACGGGTGTGAAATTTATAAAAGTACGGATCTTGACGTTACTGGTGCGTCTGAGTTGGTCATGAATGGCGATTCCGCGATGGTTCGCAATTGTATGATCGGATCGACCGCTAATGCGACTACCGGAGCGATTATAAGAGCGAATGTCCTGCTTACAAAAGGGATTGTTTCTGGAAAGGTTTCCAGGGATGTTACTTTTGAAAATTGTAAATTCTGGCGTAAATCAGGGCATGTTAATAATAGATATTTTTATGGTGCTAATGCCACAGATGTTGAAAGGCAGTTTTTGATAAAAGATGGCCTGTTTTTTAACACTAAGCTTGCTGCTGCTGTTCCTGCGCAGTGCGTTGCTTTTGCCGCTGAACAAACACAGGGTTATGTTTTGATTGATAATTGTACGTCCATCAACAACACAAAGCTTTCTACCACTACAGGCGTTTATATTGCTGGCACAGTCCCGACATATGCTACTTCGGGTATTGCGGTAGCTTCTTAAAAATCATAGTCCATGAGGGGGGAACCCCCCTCTGATAAGGTGGTTATGGAAACAACTCAATTCAAAACAAAATTTGTCGAAGATCAAGAAAGTGTGATGGTTATAGATAATAGCATGCTTGTCAAAGAAATACGATTTCACCAGCAATCAAGACAAATTACTATTGTATTTGATAAAATACCAAAAAAAGAATCCGTTAATAAAAAGAAGGTGAAACATGAAACCAAAAAGATTTGATTTTGATTTAGCCAACAGTGACGATAACGGGATCTTTACAGTCAAAGCCGTGTCCGGGGCAGGAGCCTTGGTTTTAGATGGCGCCTTGATATCTGGTGGCGTGTTTACCTCTGCCGATGGTATGGCCAGAAGAATAGCCCAAATAACAGCAGGTAACGATTCAGGGATAACTTTCACATATGTTGGCACTGACTCAGATGGTGCAGCTCTTACCGAGATTGTAACAGGTGGTTCAGGCACTCCAAGCACAGAAACCACAACCGGTTATTTTCTTACTATAACATCAATAACCGCAAGTGGAGCTGCTGCCAGTGATGTTACAATTGGGACGGTTGATGAAGCGTTAAGCCCAACAATCCCCCTTGATTATGCCTCTGATTTAGGATGTTCGATCAACATTGATATTACCGGGACAATAAATTTTACCGTTAGAGAAACATTTGACAATATTCAACGATCCTTGAATGTTCAATCTGCTACCGCTTTGGCGGCTAAGACAGCCGACACTCAAAGTCTTTCCACTCTTGGCGCTACTGCCATACAGTTTGTTGTGAACAGCTTTACGGATACAGCAGAGACACAAATGTATATTGTTCAGCCCTTGAGGTAAAACAATATGATTAGAACAACCCACCCGTATTCAGGTGATCATTACATACCAGGCGACTTTTGGATGGTTTGTGATGAATGTGGTCTGGATTATAGGCGTTCAGACATGAGAGAACGGTGGGATCACGCATGGGTATGTTATAAAGATTGGGAACATAAACATCCTCAAGAAGATGTTAGGGGAATATCTGAAAGGATTGGTGTACCACATGCGAGACCTGTCACGTCTACGAACAATCTCATAACTTCATGGGGCGAATCATCCACATATGAGATATTCGCATCCACAAAGGGTGATATAACCTCGGCAATAAATTCAGTAGGAAACGGGTCTGCCAGGTCTAACGATACTGATATCACAGCAGGGGATTCTTACCGTTTAAGTGTGGTGTTGACTCTTAATTCAGGGGAAAAACCTATTATAACAACAGGGTCATCCGGTGCCGCAGATGGGACAATATTAGGAACGCTATCAGGCGGCAACAATTCGTTTAAATTCACGGCAGAAAGTGGCAAAGATTATTTTTATATTACAAACACGGCTGATTCCGACTTTCTGGCTTGTTTTAGTTTGTATTTTCTAATTTCACAGGATGACTTATAATGGCTGTATCTGGAAGTTATGATTTTGACGTAACGGCAGGGCAAATTGTCAAAGATGCTCTGTTATTAAATAATGTTCTTGACCCGAAAGAGAGTACGGATCCTAACGATAATACTATCTGTATGCGTTTTCTTAATATGATGATCAAAAACGTCCAAAAAGACGCGGATCTTTGGGTTTCCACAGATGTAACCGCGACCCTCACGGCTGGGACTGAAAGTTATACGGTCGGGGATGGGCTTGATATTGATACCGCACGCCCTTTGAAATTGAAACATTGCAGGCGCAGGGATTCAAGCGGCAATGACATAACGGTTGATGTTGTATCCCGACAAGATTATATGGAGCAGCCGACAAAATCTACGCAAAGTCCGGTTTTAATGGTTTATTATGATCCTCAGATATCAAATGGGGTGTTGTATGTCTGGCCTACTGCAACGGCAGGGAACCTTACTTTGATTTTGACTTTTCAAAGGCCAATACAAGATTTTGATGAGACTGGAAACAATCCTGATTTACCGGATGAATGGAATATTTGGATGGTTTATCAATTAGCATCCTTAATTTCCCCAATTTATTCAGGAGAACTTAGACAAGATTTGCAATCTATATCAAACGGTTTGTTTCTTGCTTTAAAACAGTTTGATACAGAGCAAGTTCCTATACATTTTCAACCTAGCATAAGGTGATAATGCCATATATCCAGTTAAAAATTAATCAAAGTCTTTATCAGAACGTTGATGAATCCAGTATATCTGACCAGGGGATTGAACGACACGATGTTTTCATGGACGAAACAGGGGCTATGGTAAGAAGACCAGGTTTGTATAATTTTATCACGGCTGGAGATGGGCCTATAAATGGGATGTTCTATTGGCAGAGTAAAAACAGAGTTTTTTTAG